GTATGAGAGGTGTTGATCCGCAAACCGCACTAATAAAACAACAACAATTAGCTGGATTACAAAGGCAACAAGAAAGAGATATTTTAAGAGAAGGAGTGTTTAAAAATTTACCAAAAGACAGTCCATATAGAAAAATTGCATCTTCTGGTTATAGAGATGCTGCTGTTGCTGCCTATCTAAGAGATATACAAGATCAAAAAAAAGCTGCCTTAGATGCAGCTAAAACATCAACAAAAGAAATAAAAGATTTAACAAAAGATTTTAGAAATATTTATACTAAAGATTCAATTGTTAAAAACTTTAATGAAGGACAAACACAATTGAATAAATTATTAAGTGGTGCTCAACAAAATTCTGCTGCAGGTGATTTATCTATGATTTTTACTTACATGAAAGTTTTAGACCCAACCTCAGTAGTTAGAGAAGGTGAACAGGCAACTGCATCAAATGCAACTGGTGTTCCAGGAAGAATAAGAAATGTATATAATCAAGTTTTAGAAGGAAAAAAATTAAATCCAGAACAAAGGAATGATTTTAAAAGAACAGCAATTGGTTTATTCCAATCTAATCAACAAGCTCTTGATGCTTATAGACAAGGTTTATCTAATTCATTTAGAGCTAAAGGCATAAAATCAGAAGATGTATTTATTGATGCCGATTTAAGACCAAAAAAAGTTAAAATAGATGGTAAAATACAAGATGTTCCTCTTGGAACAAAATTAATTGATTACGAAGATGGTTTTTATATTTACAAAACTCCATCTGGAATTACCTTTAAAATAAAAAGAAAAGGTTAATATGGCAGAAATTATTGAAGCAGAATTGGTAACAGATTACAAACCAGGATCTAATATTAGAGAAGTTCCATTAAGAATTAGAACAGCAGTATCTGCTGCACCTAATTTACCTTCTAAAATAGCAACACTAAAAAAATTTTATCCAACAGTTGAACAAGATCAACAGAATCCAAGTAATTTTTTAGTAACAGATGAATTAGGTAAAAAATTTATTTTAGATAATAAAGAAGAAACAAACTTTGGTGATGTTGTTGATCTTATCAGACCCATATCACAGGCTGTCGGTGGAACATTTGGTGCGATATTTGGAACTCCTGCTGCTCCAGGTGCAGGAACTGCTGTGGGTGCTGGTTTAGGTACGGCTGCTGGTACACAAGTTGCAGAAATTATAGGATCTGCATTTGGTACTGAAATATTAAGATCACCATCAGAACTACTTTCAGAGAGAGCCACAGACGTTGTCTTTGGAACAGGCGGACAACTTATTACACCTCCTATAATAAGAGGAGCTAAAAATATAGTTGTTGGTGGTGCTAAAGGTGCAGAAAAAACATTAAAAAGATTAAGAGACTTTGGCAATGCAGGTGTGTCCCCATCTTTAGGTCAAGCCACATTAAATCAAGGTGTTCAAACAGTGGAAATATTTTTAGGAAATATTCCAGGTTCTTCTGGTAAAATAGCAAATTTTGGAGCAAAAGCTCAAGACGATTTGGGTAAATTTTCTACTAAAATTGCGTCTAAATTAATAAACCAATCAACTCCTGCAACATCTGTTAGAGCAGGACAACAAATAAAATTAGGTATCACTGATCAAGGTTTATCAGGTCAATCTTCATTTGTAGGAAGATTTAAATCAAGATCAAATCAGTTATTTGGTGAAATAGATAATTTCATTCCTGGTCAAACCAATGTTCCTTTAACTAATACAATAAATACTCTTAAACAACAAGTGTCTCCAATACAAGGAGCTGAAAGAACAAGTGAGGTATTTAAAAATAAATTTTTAAATGAAGTATTTGAAAATCTTACCAAAGACATGGGTGAGAAAAATGCTTTACCTTATGAAGCTATAAAACAATTACGTTCCAAAATTGGTAATAAATTGTCTGATATGTCCTTGATCGCTGATGTTGATAAAGCACAATTAAAATTAGTTTATGGTGCTTTGTCTGAAGACATGAAGGCATTAGCAAGAACAAAAGGAACTAAAGCGTTTAATGCTTATACAAGAGCTAATAAATATTATCAATCAGGAATCAAAAGAATTGAGGACTTTTTAGAACCTATTAGTAGAGTTGCTGATCCTGATAGATTAACTTCAATACTCCTTAATACAGGTAAAGAAGGAGCAACAAGAATTAATGCAATTAAAAAAAGTTTAACTGATGATCAATATAAAGTTTTTGTATCTTCTGTTGTTGAAAGATTAGGTAGAATAAGACCTTCTCAAGGTATTGCTGATGAGGCAGCAGGTGAGGTCATTGAAGGTTCAGGTAGATTTTCAAGTGAAACTTTTTTAACAAATTGGAATGCTTTAAGTCCAAATGCAAAAAATGTTTTGTTCTCTGGTAAAGGAATGAATGATATAAAAATTAATTTAGATACTATTGCAAGAATTTCATCAGTAATTAGAGAAAGTGGTAAAACTTTTAGAAACCCATCTGGAACTGCTGATCGGTTGATAGGTCAAGGTATTATTTTTGGTGGTGCAGGAACTGCAATATCTGGAAACCCAGCATTTTTACTTTCTGTTCCATTGATTGTAGCTGGTTCAAGTCAAGCTGCAAAACTTATGACTAACCCTGCTTTTATCAAATGGATGGCTAAAGGGGTTGATATAGCTGGTAACAAAGGGTTTGATGGAGTTGCAGAACACATAGGTAGATTAGGTGTTGTAATGGCAAATTCAGATTCAGAAACAAGGCAGCATATACAAAATTCATTGCAAATGTTTATTGATAGTAATGAAAGAATACAAAAAAAAATAGAAAAAGAAACAAATCAACCAGCGATGCCATGATGAACGAAATTAGCCAATCAAAAAAAAATGAAATTGCAATAGTCAAATTAGAAGGTGAAATTAATTTATTGCATCACAAGATAGACACTATAAAAAATAATCACCTTGCACACATTGATCAAAAAATAAATCTAATCTATAAGTTTATATGGTTGATTCTAGGAACAGGAATGGCAAGTGTTGCAAACCTGGTCGTAACCCTCTTACTAAAGTAGATATAGGCACAATCTCTGAACTATTAGCTGTTAATCTATTGATACAAAGTGGATTTTATGTGGCAAGATCATGTCATGTTCAATCACCTTTTGATATTATTGCCGTAGATGAACATGGTAATACTCTATTAATTGATGTCAAAACAAAAACTTACAGAAAAAAAAATAATTGTAAGATTATAAGAGTACGTAATGACAAACAAAAAAAAATGGGTGTTCAAATAATGACTATTGACCAAGAAAGAATTAAAGATAGAAAAGAACAAAAAGAATTTTTTGATAAATTAAATAATATGTTAGATAATTTTCCTAACAAAAATATGTTTAAAAAGAAAGACACACACAATGAAACAGATTCTAAAACTTAGTACATTATTATTTTTTGTTTGTAGCTTTGTCTACGCAGAAACAACACAAAATAATTCATCCGGTAGTAACACTAATATTTCTGGTGGGTATACTTCAAGTGCAACTAACACTTATCAAAGCGGTTCATCAAGTAATACAACAACTACAAATAATTCTTCCTCCAATATAAGATCAGCACCCCCTAGTGCATTTGCACCAAACCTTTCACCATCTGGTATGGATGTTTGTTCAGTATCTGCTTCTGGTGGTATTCAAACTTTTGGTATGGGATTATCAGCAGGTAAAAGTTTTAGAGACAAAAACTGTGAAAGAATTAAATTAGCTAGAGAATTAAAATCAAATGGTATGGCAGTAGCTTCTGTAGCTTTGCTTTGCCAAGACGCAAGAGTTTTTGAAGCCATGATTCATGCTGGAACTCCTTGTCCGTTTAATGGCAAGATTGGTAAACAAGCAGATAAGTTATGGAAAAAATATAGAAAACTAAGACCAGATCATAATACTTATACTAAAAATTTAAAAGTTATTGAGGAGACCGATGCGAAACTTAATACTACTGTTAAGTCTTCTTCTAATAAATCAAAGTAATGCAGAAGAAGCTACATCCGGTAACTTGTTACCTAATGCAGGTGTAGGCACAACAAACTTACAAAACCAATCTGGGTCAATAGATGGTATAAATGGATCAAATGGTTGGACAACATCAGGTATATCTAATTTTAACAATGAATTAGAAGCCAATGGTACAGGTACAGTATCATCTAATGGATCGCTTGTAGGAATTACAACAGAAAAACAAAATGGCGGTCAATTTACAACAACTGCTGACAGCTTAGATGGTGGCGTTAGATTAAATTCAACTACCGAAGTACAAAACTGTGAGTGGTCTGGTTCAGCTCACCAATGCGGTCAAGCAACCAATGGTAGAGATAGTTATTCCACCACAGTAAATATATTAGATGCAAATAATAATTCATTAGCTACAGTTACGCAAAACAGAAACAATGATGCAGGATATTATGCTAATACTTATACTTACACTGATACTGTAATCCATAACGGAACAGGTGCTAGAAATTGGGATTGGACTTGGACAGGTATTGATGGAAATGATATTAATAGCACAAGTGCAGTTGCACCAAACTTACTAGGTGCTGAACTTACTGCTACACTTCTTGATATAGATTACACTGTTTTACCACCTGCAATACAAACAGAGCTAACATCTTTTAACAATGAAATTAGTCAAGAGTTTAGAGAGTTTGAACAAATTTTAAAAATTGAAAAAGAAATTAAAATTGAAGAAACATTTACATTTGAACAACCATTAACATTGCAAGAATTTAAATTTGAAGAAATTAAAAAAGAACCAAAGTTTGAAGTAATAAAAGAAGAAGCTCCAATGGAACAATTGGAAGAAGCTCCAATGGAAACAATGTTAATTGAAAATAAAGCACCACAACCAAAAGAAATAAAACAAAAAGAAGAATTAGGCGGTCAAGGTCTTACATCAAAACAAGAAATGACTGAGGAACAGGAGTCAAATCCTCAAGAGTCATTTGCTGAAAATAAAGAAACAAACCAAGAGCAAAAAACGACAAAGCAGAAAATAAGTGAACCTGACAAATCGGACACTGCTTCAGGTGATTCAAAAAATAATATAAATGTTTCATTAAATAAAACTATGGCAAAGATTGATGCCAAAATCAAGAATATAGACAAAAACTTACGATTTAAAAACTTTGTTAAAATTAAGGCGATGACATCTAATAATTTGCTTGAACAATACAAAATTCCTTTTTATAAAAGTAAACGTATTTATGAAAATCAAAATAATATTAGAGATAATAGAACATTATATTCTACAAAGACCCTTGTATCTTATACACAAAACGACCCAATATTTGCTAAAGAAAAGGCAATTAATAAGATTAGACTTGAAAAGCAAAGATTGATAAACGAAATACAGGTATTGAAAAATGGTTAAAAAATTACAAGATAACTTAGCAGCTATCGCAGCACTAATTGGTGTGGTGGGTGCAATTGGTGCAGGGTTTATCACTTATGGTAAAATGCAAGAACAAATAAATGCTGTCGCTGGACTTGACCTTAATCCGTTGGTTAAAGAAATTGGACAACAAAATATAAAAATAGAAAAACAAAATAGAAAGATTGCAATACTAGAAAAGAGTATGCAAGTTTTAGAATTACAAATCAAAGAATTTAAAGCACAAAATTCTAACCCATTACTTAAATGAAAAAAATTTATAACAAATTTTTACGATGGCTTCTTAAGATTATATCAAGATGGGAAAATCGTTTATGGAGAAAACTCTACGTTAAAAGAATTAACGACAGATGAAACTATCAGCAAACTTTACTCTTTCAGAATTGACCAAAAGTCAAATGGCTACAAGACATGGTATACCTAATGATCCAAAGCCTGATCACATAGATAATCTTAAAGCATTATGTATTAATGTATTGCAACCCATAAGATCAGAATTTGAAAAACCTGTGATGATAAGTTCAGGTTATAGATCACCTGAGTTATGCGTAAGAATTGGAAGCTCAATGAATTCTCAACATGCAAAAGGTGAAGCAGCAGACTTTGAAATACATTCTGTATCAAATAAAGATTTAGCTTTATGGATTAAAAACAATCTTGAATTTGATCAATTGATTTTAGAATTTCATAATGAAGCTGAACCTAATAGCGGATGGATTCACTGTTCGTACTCTTTAAAAACAAACAGAAATCAATCTCTCATTGCGTACAGAGATGAGAATGGTAAAGTACAATACAAACCAGGAGTTTAAAAATGTGGTTATCAGCAATTAAATTAGCAGCTCAAGTTGGTAGCAAAGTATATGCCAATAAACAAAAAGCAAAGATGGCTATGTCTGAAGCACAATTACTCCATGCTGAACGACAAGCTAGGGGAGAAGAGCAGTATCAAGGTAAACTTCTAGAAGCAAGGCAATCGGACTGGAAAGATGAGGCAGTTCTTATAATTCTAAGTTTGCCTGTCGCAATTCTGGCTTGGGCAGTCGTATCGGATGACCCAACCGCAATGGATAAAGTAAAATTATTTTTTCAAATGTTTAGTGAATTACCTAGTTGGTTTACTAATTTGTGGATATTAGTTGTTGCTAGTATCTATGGTATTAAAGGAACTCAAATATTTAGAAACGGCAAAAAATAATGATAGAAGCATTGCTGTTTATATGCACTCTCATTATTTTCTTAGACTATTTTAATAAATCATTTTTAATTAAAGACAAAGACGATCCTGATACAAAAAGATGGATTGCTGAAATTGAAGCTGACAAAAGAAGAGAAAAATTTAAGGATAAAGAAATTAAATGAAATATATGTTATTTATTATGCTATGCTCTTTTGAACATAAAACCTGTATGCCTCCGCTTGAGGGTGGTATGTTTGTTTCTGAAAAAGAATGTATAAAGGATGGTTTTGTAAAAAGTCAAAAAGTATTAGAGCTGATTGACAAAAAAGCATTAAATGAAAATGAATATAAAATTCTTTATACCTGCGGAGAGTTAAATGAAAGGGTATAAAATAGGCGTTCATAAATCAAGATCAGGTGGTCTAACAAAAAAAGGTGTTGCAAAATATCGTAGAGAAAATCCTGGTTCTAAATTACAAACTGCGGTTACAACCAAACCTAGTAAACTTAAACCTGGATCAAAGGCAGCTAAAAGACGTATTAGTTTTTGTAAACGTATGAAGGGTATGAAAGCAAAACTAACTTCTGCCAAGACCGCAAGAGATCCTAATTCAAGAATTAATAAAGCATTAAGAAAGTGGAATTGTAATTAACATTGTGAAGAAGCACTTGTTAGAGTTAATTGCTTAACCTTTTAAGTTTAGTTTTATATTTTTTAAGATAAGTATTTCCTCTTTTTATTTTGGTTTCCCATCTTAAAATATTTTCTTTTAATCTAATGATTTTAATATTTCGTTTTTCATCATTAGATAATTTTGGTTTAGCTTTCGGTTTTAATAAACCATTAAGCCAACCTGATTGATTTACATAACTAACCATTTCAGCTTCAAAATCAGCTTGTAGTTTACAATGGTCAGGCATATTAGGACTTCTATATCTAAAAAGCCTATGTGCCATATCATGTATCAACCTTCTCCAACCTCTATGCAGAGTTGAAGAATCACCTGATAGACATATCCAACATTTTCTGATACGAATATTAGTTGGATAATTTCTGTATCTGGTAGGTGCAGCATCTTTTAGTTTTCCAAATTTTTTAGCTAAAAGTCTTGCTGCCTTATCTGCTTCCTTATAAGTAATAAAAGGAAGTTCTTTAGGTAAAATAGAATTAGCTAAATCATAAGACTTAACCAGATTCTTTTTGTCTGATGTTTCTTTCATCATAACCTGATCTTTCTAGTGCTTCTATTCACAATGTTTAACAGCTCATAAAAAGTTGTTAAAAACTTTTTATAAATACATTATACCACAGTTCATTTTGACGATTTTTTATTTTTTCCATTTCGTTAAATAGTAGAGCAGTTATGTTTTAGGGTGTTAGACTTTTCTGCGACACTGTGTTACAAATTAATGTTTTCGCAAAAAAAATAGGATGGTAAAAAAAAAATCAAAAAAGGTTAGTATTCGCAGTATTGGTGTCTGTAGATATTGCGATGAATTACTAGACACCAGCAATAATTTTGTTATCTTTGCAGACAAGTCAGCAGCACATCATGAATGTTACAGAGTAGACGCAGAAATGCAGGAGCAAAAAAATGAATCTAAATAATAATATACCACCACAATACGCAAAGATTAGAAAAGAGTTTCTTTACAACAAAGAAAAGCACATTGGGGAATCAGAGGATTGTGTGATACATTCAGTAACCACAATGGAAGGATATACACCTTTATTTAATATTCTTCTTCCCAATGGAGCTTTCTATTGCAGATTACCTATTCATGCTTTCTTTCATAAAGATTATGACAGAGAAGATATTAAAGACCCAGAACTTAAAGAACTAACTTATTGGGATTGTATGTCTTACTTTGGTAGTGTGCATCATTTTAATTTTGTTGGTTCATCTAAAGTAAAATTTATGGGTAGAGATAAAGCTACACATGATGGCAGTTATTTATTTACTATTGATTATGCACATCCAAACAAAAATATCATAGACACTACACACTCTGAAATTGCACAAGAACATAAGTACCATCACTTTATTATTATTGAAGATAGTTATTTAAAAGGTAATTTTGCACTTATGCCAAACAATAAGTGTTTGTTTAATGTACCAAATTTTACAGTTGAAAATGCTGTGCCAGATTATAAAGTGAACATGGAATATTTATCTGTTGAAAATGATAATTGGAAAACAGATAATACAAACAATCAATATTATGGAGTAGAAGATGAATAACATACTAACAACAATAAAACACCTTTTGTGTAAAATTTTATGTATCAAACAATGTCAATGTTTATGGAAAAGCAAAGGTAGAAAAAATGACAAAAAATAACAATGGAAGTAAATACTTAACCGGTAAACAAAAAAAATTACCTGCAAAGCTTAAAGCAAAAATCATTAAATCAAAGATGAAGAAAGCGAAAGCATAATGGCTAATATACCAACGAATAAGGCTTTGTATTCAAGAGTTAAAAGTGAAGCCAAGAACAAATTTAAAGTCTATCCGTCAGCATATGCCAATGCCTGGTTAGTCAAAACTTACAAAAAAAGAGGTGGGAAATATAGAACAGGTAAAAAGGCATGAGTAGAGCAAGTGGTGGACTCACAAAATGGTTTAAACAAAATTGGGTAGATATTAGTTCAAGAAAAAAAGATGGTTCTTTTGCAAAATGTGGAAGATCAAAACAAATGGCTGATGCTAAACGCAAATATCCCAAATGTGTACCACTTGCAAAAGCAAGATCAATGTCTGCTTCACAAAGAGCTGCTGCAATCAAAAGAAAAAGAACAGCAGAAAAAAAACCAAGACAAGGCAAGAAGCCTAATTACGCAAGAACATAAGTTTGTGGCTATGAACATAGCCGGTGTGGTGCTTAAGCATCATGGGTGGTAGGTGGGATAATTACGATCAGGTGGTAAGCCAAAAGGATATATGTACTTACCACCCAATCTACACACAACAATAAACGATTTTTACATATCGTTTTCTAATGTTTTCTCAGCAAGAGTACACTCTTGATTTTGTGAGACATTAGTAGAACTCCCAAAATTCTGTAAACCTGTATTTAAACCTTCAAAGAAATAAGATACTGGCACATCAAAACCATTAGATAATTGTAACAATCTAAATGCACTAATGCCATTCCTTCCCTTTTCATATTTTTGTATTTGTTGAAATGTTACGTTGCAAAAATTTCCAACCTTTTCTTGAGATAATCTTTTTAACAAACGAATATCTTTTAATCGTTTACCAATTTGTTTTTCTATATCTGATCGTTTCATTGTTATTCGTTCCCTTTGTTTTTAGCGAATAATATCCTTTAAGTCTATTACAACTTTTAGAATACATTTAGAATTTACTTAATTAACTATAAATAAATTCTTGATCTTTTTTTAAAGCCTGTATCTTAGTTCCAATCTTGTGTTGCCTTTCTTGGAACTTATAGAAAAGCTTCTTGTATTTCCATTGTTTTCTAATGAAATCATTCTGCTTCTCTTGTAGGCTTTTGATCTCCTTTGGATCGTACATCATTCGCCTTATCGTTTAGTTTTATATTCGCCTTGTTTAACTTTATGCTTTGTATCCCAACATCGCAGTTATCACTTGGCTTGTCTTTCTTAGCAGCGTCTTCAACATTGCTAAAAAATTCTGTTATTTTAGCTTCAATGCTATAATAGAAATCTTTTTTTACTTTTCTATTTTCTAAACTCATTAGCCTTATATGTTATATTTATTTTCAAATTGTTTACAAGTTTTAATTGTTTATTATTAAATCTTATTTTTCTTCTACTTGAACCTTCCTCTTTATCAATAACTCCAATAGTCACTAGGTCATTGACAATGGCATTAGCTCTACTTCTTGTAAAACCCATACCTTTTGCAATCTCTGCAAATGTTGGTGTGTAATCATTTCTCATATAATAATTTACAATGAACTGAAGCACATCGTATTTTCTTTTACTAAAATATATTTTATTCATCTTTATCTTTCTCAAATAATTTCGTAATATTGTTGTCTTCTATAAATTTTTCAGCTTCATCAATTTGTTTAAAAAATTTCTTTTCATCAAAATTTTTTTTGTCTAAAATTTCTATAAGTTTCTCTAAATACTTTAACGCCTTTTTTGAATCCATAAGTTTACTACGAATGGTGCTACCATGCTTACCCCCAAATCTAAATATATGTTTACAGATAGATCCTTTAAGATAGCCAACTCCCTCCTCTGGAGAGAGTTGACTTAGTATAGCATCCCAAGTTTGGATGCTCTTCTTGTAATGTTTAGGATCGTCTGATTCCATAATTAAAACGGAATTTTATCCTTATCTTTCTTAAAAGGATTTGAAATCTTAAAGTGTGGATTATCTTTTCCTGTTTTGGGATTAACTGCATTACCCCAAAAAGATAAATCATAAGTACCGGCAGGTATTGTTATGGATTCTTTAAGCTCAAAATTATTCCAAGAATGAGTTGGTGCTTTCTGTGATGGTGTTTCATTACGGAAAACGTTCAGGTATATGGGTTTGTCTAAAGCCATTATATCTCCTATTTTTTTGCGTTTATATTTGTTGTAATTTGTTCGTTTATCTGTTGTGCTTTCTGCTTGACGTACTCAAAGGTACTTGGGTCAGAATCTTTTAAATCCATAATCTTAAACTCTGTCATAAACTTTTGTTTTTGAGTTTCATAACTACCAACGCTTCTTGAATATTTTGCAGCATCAGATAAATATTTCAAAAATTCATCTGCTACAGCTTTGGCATTAGGATTCGGTTTGGCAATGGGTTTAGATTGATTATTTAAAAAGTTTTGCATTTCATCAGCACTTGCAAGTTCTGTACCTGCAAATCCTGCAAAAGCCAAACATCTACCTACCGCAACGGATTCTTGCTTCTCATAAGATTTCTCACCAACAGATACTTCTTTTGAATTACCTGTAGCAATTAACTTATCATCAAGCCACATCTCACAATGAAACTCTGCCAATCCATTTGCATCTTTAGTTGTTGTTCTAATAGATACTCTTTCACCAAAAGTTTCTCTGACAAAATTTAATCTATCTTTGACCTGGATATAATTTTTCCCACCTTTAACTTTTACAGTGTCATAGGTTTGTTTTGCAAATTCTTTAATAGCTTCTGATAATGTAATCATTTGCAATTTCCTTTTGTAACACTTGGTTCTCCTACAACATCAATAAACCATATATAGGAAAATTGAGTATTATCTTTAGAACATTTTTTTCCGATTGATACTTTGTACTCTGTATAATCTTTACTAGCTGTTGTGCAGCCTACTAAGATTAAAGCAAAGAGTATCGCTATTGTTTTTTTCATATTTTTCCTTTCTATTTAAATTCTAATTTATTTTTTATTTTTTGATATTTAATTATCATTTCATCCTCAAGATCATTATCCTCTAATCTTTTGTCAATAAGATCAACTAAGATTAATCTTTCAGAATAAGTTAAATTTGCTTGTTCCATTTATCCTCCTTTGTTAAAACTTAATCTTAAATTTTCATGGCTTTTCTTCATCCAAATATCTTTTTCTTTTCTTAACCTGGTATTGTCATTCATGAGTGCTTTATTATCTTGTCTTAATATATCTTCAGTTCTTTTTAATTGTTTAATCTGCTGTTTAAGTTGATCTACAGTTTCGCTGATAATTACATTGCTGTTATAATTTGCCATAAATGAAACACTCCTAAAATAAATATTAATAAACACCCACCAAAATAAATCCAAAAATCTTTATCAAACATATAATTTTGTTAATCTTTCTATGTATTGGGAATCAACACCTTTCCACCAAAAAGTATCTTTTCTTATTTCTGAAAAATCTGTCTTAATAATACTTGCTAATTTTTTAACATCTCCATCTGCATAACGTAATTTATTCTCCCATATTTTTTGATACATAATTAATTCGTCATAATATTTTTGTAAATTATCAGGTCTTAGTTCAGGTGTATTATCTTCATGAAAAGCTACTGCTTCATCTTCGGTTGCATAAATTAAACATGGTTTTAAATGTGGTACTGCTTTTTTATAAAGTGCCATAGACATAATGTCTTTTGTAAAAATCTTATCATCAATTTTACGCTTAGATATTGACCAACCTTTTTTTGTCTCTCTAATTGATCCAAACAAATTTTTAAAATCATAAAAATATTTAGATCCTTCCAAATCTAAAAAACATCTAAAGTATGTTCCAACTCTATCATCCCAAATCGTATATTCTGTTTCTGCTTTAAAACTTGAGCCATGATCTAATTTTAAAACTTCACCAACAATATTTTGAATTATTCTAGGTGCTTGTTTTGCTATAAGATCAGCTTTAATTTTATCTTTTTCTGATACATTATAATCTTTTACTTTTTCATTTAATATTTTTACAACTAAATCTAATTTAATATTATTGACCAACATATTTTGTGCTGCTTCATGAATCAATGTTCCCATAAAGAAACTTGCATTACTTGGTAAACCAGCTCTTTCTTTTGGTGTTAAAACAATACGTTGAAAAAACCTTACATCATCCGGTAAAGAATTTTCTGATTTGCTTGTATTGGTTAAACCAAATTTAGTATAACAATTATCTATAGTTCTTAAATCGTTTCCCATTGATTCGTTTGATAATATAGTTCTGTTCACAATGCAAGACCATTTTATTACATATTTATTTACATTGATTAAAAAGTGAATTTAGTTATAAATGATTCGCAGATAGCGATGAAATTGCCAAAGCAAATAAAGATACGAAATAGCACCATTTTGGTGTCTACTGTAGATCCTGAAGAAGCTAAGAGAGAGGATTATATTGGCATTTACGATGGTAAAAAAAACACTATCAAAATAAGCAAAGCAATAAAAGAAAGTAAATTATTATGT